GTTAGCGAAATTATCGGTATCGGCATCGTCAATCCTCGTGGTGTCGCTGCTGGTCGCAAATCAGTAGTAATCGGCTCTTGATACTAAATTAGCCTAAAAAGCTTATAAAAAGGGTCTGTGAGCAATCACAGACCCTTTTTTATTTGTCACAGCTGCTGTGACAAACTTGTCACAGATTGAGCCTAAACAGTATTATAATTGAACCCAAACAATCCTGTATTTTACAAAAATAAATTTTTTGATGAACCTTGACAACTTCAACTGCGCTTGATATATTACTTGAAGAGGTGCCATGATAAATTTAAAAATTAAAGAAATGATTGAGAATGGTTTTGCAACTAAGCGCATTAGTAATTTATTAAATATTCCAGAGTCAGAGGTAAAAAATCAAATTGATATTAATCAGTGGGATCTTTTGAAAGAAGAGTTTTCCAATGATAAGATTCCGCAAATTATTGATTTATATGAGCAAGGAGTATCTGCCAAATTATTGGGAAAAAAATACTCTATTGATAAAAGAAGGGTTCAAAAATGGGCAAATGAAAAAGGTTTGTTAAGAGATAAATCTTCTTCTCATAGATTTACTAATTTTAATCAGAATATATTTGATGTAATTGATTCTGCAGATAAGGCATATTGGCTAGGTTTCTTTTATGCAGATGCTTATAATTGTGATATTACTAATACTTTTAGCGTAACATTAAAAGATGAAGATTATAATCATTTAGTTAAATTATCAAATTTTGTTGATCTGCCAAGCAATAAAGTTAAAAGATATTTGTCTGAATTAGGTGATAAGAAATATCCTACTTGTTGTATTCGATTATATAGTAAACACTTATGTGAAAAAATGACAAATCTAGGTGTGCCTAGAGCCAAAAGTTTTATTATTACTTATCCACAATGGCTAGATCCTAAATTAAACGTTGCCTTTATTCGTGGTATGTTTGATGGAGATGGTAGTTTAGCTCACAGATCTAATAATGAATGGAAATGGTCTTTAGTGACTACCAAAGAATGCGGAGAAGTAATTCAGCGTATTATCTTAAAAGAATTAGATTTAATTATTAATTTAAATTGCATTTCTAAGACTGGCAATAATACATATGAATTAGAAAGCAATGGTAATGAAAGAGTATTAAAACTAGCTACTTGGCTATACAAAGATTCTAGTATTAATACTCGTTTAGATCGTAAATATGAGAGAATGTTGGAGTTACAGCAACAGCAAGATGGTCGAAGATTTGAGAGAAAAGAATATAAAGTTTCCGAATCTGTTAAAAGTAAAATAATTGATAAAGTAGATGCTGGAGAGAAAATGGTAGATGTAGCTAAGCAGCATCAAGTACATCCTAGAACAGTATCTAAGATAGTAAGTGAAAATAAATATAATCCTATTACTAATATTACTAACAATAAAAGAAGTGATTATGATCGTATTGTAGAAATTAATGGTAAGTTATTAACTGCTAGTTATGTAAAGACATTAAGTAGAGAAGAAAGGTTTGAGTTGATTGAGCCTTTGTTTCAACATTTTAGGGCTTTAGATTGGCAATATCCAAACAACTTATCAGAAGTAAAGAAAAGCTGGAAAGAGTTAGTAGAATATAAGCCTGATTTATCTGTCAATGCATTATTTAATAATGATTCATTAGCAACAGATATTTGTAAATATTATTGTCATAAATTTTATGATGCTACTGAGTACAAGCAACCTACTATGAAGCAAATATTTTACAATGATGACAAATTGCGCAAACTAATTCAAAATAGATTAGGATTAGATTGGAAAGATCCTAATAACACAGAGACATTTAATATTTCATTTAGGATGTTAATTCAGGGAATGAGATCTGCTAGAATGGTACCTAGCGTGTCTATTTTTAAGCCTGGGATTGCTAAATATTTGTATATGAAATATAGCAATGAAGGAGAGGTAGTATTTGATTATTCCGCTGGATGGGGTGGTAGGATGTTGGGGGCAGCTAGCTGTGGTAGGAAATATATTGGAGTAGATCCTTGGACTACTGACGAATTAGAAGTAATGAAAGATGAGTTGGGATTACAGAATGTTACATTAATTAATAGTGGATCAGAGCATGTGAAGTTAGAGGAGAATAGTGTAGATTTTGCATTCAGTTCACCGCCCTATTACTGTCAAGAGTTGTACGTCTTAGATGATCGTCAAGCATATGCTAAAGGAGAAGAGCATTTTTATAATGTATATTGGAAGGGGACATTAGAAAATGTGAAATATATGTTAAAGTCTGGTAAATACTTTGGATTAAATGTAAAAAACTATCCTAAAATGGTAGAGATGGCAGAGCAGGTATTTGGACCAGTAGTAGAAGAAGTGTATTTAAGAACAGTTAGATCGCACCTCACTAAGACAGCTGGAGTGACTAAAAACGAATCTATTTATTTATTTAAATGTAATAAATAATTTATAATAAATATTTTAAATTTTAATCATCAAGCCGGAATTTATTCTGGCTTTTTTTATTAATATAATAATATTAAATCATTATTCTAGGAGCGAATAATGGCTTATAAGAATATTACAAAAAAACAAGGAAGAGATTTTAATTTTTTTCAGGTTTTACCAGTTAACTGGACACATTTTGGTGCTCCTGATGGATATACTCCCCAAAATGGTTATGGTCCAGATTTAATTATTACTTTTCCTACTCAAGGCGTTTCTTTTATTAATTATGGTACGGTTGCTACTGAATCAATAGAATATTCTTTTAATGGCACTACAGTACATGGTGAAATGGTACCAGGAACACCTTCAGCCGCATTAGTATTTGATTTTAGAACTGTATGTCTAATATGGTTTAGATTAAAAGCAGGTTCTACAGGACCTGTTAATATTAGAGTAGAAGCCTGGGGCAAGGACTAAGTTAGGGGAATTATGATTACAAATCCATTAGGTCCTATAAATTTCGGAAAAGAAAAATATTTTTTTCAAAAAATAGTCGTTTCTGCGCCAGATTTCGGCACCAATGCAGATATAGCTGTTACTTTAACAAGTAAAAATTCTTTATTATTTATTAATCAAGGACCTGGAGTTGTTGAAGTTTCATTTAACGGTCTTAGTGTACATGCAGAATTAAATACTAGTACTGGCACCAGTAATCTTATTATCAATGACCCTAGTATTGTTAAAGTTTGGTTTAGACTTAAATCAGGAGCGCCATCTATTGTTAGCGTTCAAAATGATGCTATTGCAAATAGCAATACTGTAAATTTAAGCGTAGGCGCTATTGGCGGCACTTCTTCTAATTTTAATGATTTCTTTCCTGCTATTGGCACTGCTGTTGGTTTTAATGATGGTACCAATATGCAAGGTGCCAGAGTCTTTGATGCTGATACCAATGGTGGCGCACAATACGTATTAGGCTCTGTATTACGTGCTAGCGCTCCTGGTGGCTCTGTAGAGACAGGTACTGCAGCTAATCCATTAAGAATTAATCCTACTGGCACTACTGCTCAACCAGTAACTGATAACGGCGGATCTCTTACTGTAGATGGTACAGTTACAGCTAATATAGGTACTACTAATGGTTTAGCACTAGATGCTACATTAACTAATGGTACTCAAAAAGCTATTGTCAGAGGTGGATCTAAAGGAACTACTACTGCTGCAGATGTAACTAGTACTAGTATAAATGCAGATCATCAAGCATTAGACGTAACACTATATAATGCAGATGGCAGCACACCTTTAGCATTAGATGGTTTCGCGGCACTAGATGCTTTTGGAAGATTTAGAGTTTCAACTCCATTCACAGTATTTGAAAATAAACAAATTCATAATTCTCAAACTTATATTTGGACTGAAGCGTTAACTGGTGGGGGAAGTACTACTTATTCCCAAAATAGAGCTTCTACTACATTAAATGTTTTTAACAATGGTGATAAAGTTATCAGACAAACAAAAGAAAGATTTAATTATCAATCTGGTTTAAGCTTTTTAATTTTAGTTACTTTTGTAATGGGTCCTGGTACTTCTGGAATTTCTAAAAAAATAGGATATTTTGATCAAAATAATGGTATTTATTTTGAAAATAATGGCGCAACCAATAGTATTACTATTAGAAGTAATGTTACAGGAACTCCAGTTCCTAATACAGTATTACAAACTAATTGGAATATTGATCCATTGAATGGTGCAGGTCCTAGCGGACTTACTTTAGATGTTACTAAATCACAAATATTTGTAATTGATATTGAATGGTTAGGTGTAGGATCTGTTCGCTGTGGATTTGTTATTAATGGTAAAACTTATTATGTACATAAGTTTGATCATTCAAATATTATAAATTCTGTTTATATGTCTACTCCTAATTTGCCAGTTAGGTCAGAAATAGAAAATGTTTCTGCAGGAGTAGTTGTTGTTGGTAATACTTTAGAGCAAATTTGCTGTTCTGTTATGTCAGAAGGCGGTTATAATAATCCAGGATTATCTTACAGTGTAGATAGAGGAATCTCGCCATTAACCAATGCAGACAATGCTCATGTATACCCTCTAGTATCTATTAGATTAGAAGTTAATTCGGGGGGAGTGATTGTTGTTCCCCAGGCAATTGATATTTTATGTACTAGCTCTAATGCTAATTTTAAATGGGTATTAGTTGTTAATCCAGTAATTAATGGGGTAGATGCAGCTTCTTGGGTTCCAGTTGCTGGTAGTGTAGTGGAATATGACGTAAGTAGAACTTTAACAAATTATATGACTAACGGTTATATTATTGCTTCAGGATATGGAACTCAAAAAGCGGCTCCAGTATCTTCTGCAATTCAAGGAGCTTATAGGTTAGGAAGCTCAGTTGCTGGCGTAAGAGATGAATTAGTTTTAGGTGTACAGAAAATAGCTGGTGGTGGCGGCGATAACTTCATAGCTTCTATATCTTGGAAAGAATATGGTTGATGAAAAAAAGCAAGTTAATTAAGAATAAATGTGAAATAGAATCATGTAATGTTACAGATCCTAATTTACTACATCTTCATCATATTATAGAAAGAACTGAAATTAATACTACTAATCATACATATAATTTAGCTATCTTATGTGCCAACTGCCATGCATTAAGTCATACTGATAAATTAAAAATATTAGGAGTATATCCATCTACTAGATTACCAAATCATAGAACTTTGATATATGAATTAAATGGTAAGAGAAATATAGAAGGCATTGATTTTCCATATTATAATTTTACTAATAAATCATTTAAAATTTATAAAGGTAAAGATGAGCAAGAATGATGAAAATATAGAGATTATCAAGAGTTTGTCAATAGGTGACATTAAGATTGATGCTACCAATCCAGACAATCTTAGTAATAAAGTATTAGATGAAAGAGAAACTCGCCGCCGATTATTAACTCATGCTAGAATGGTTGGGTGCGAAAAAGATATGTTATTATTATTTAAAAAATTTGATAACTTGTTAAGAAATTGCACTAATGAAAAAGAAAGAAATGACATAGGAAAGATTGGATCTGTAGCCATTTATAACTTACTTGGCGGTGGTGGCGAATTATATGTAGATGGTCAATTAGTTTGTAAGGATAAGTGAGGAATTATGTCAGATAAATTTGTAGGTGAAGTAGTATGGTTTGATAGTCGTCGCGGATATGGTTTTATTTCTTGGGAAAAAGATAATGTCAAGCAAAAAGATTTATTTTTGCATTTCTCAGATATTAATGTAGAAGGATTTAAAACAGTAAATAAAAATCAAAAAGTTGAATTTAAATTAGGGCAAAATAAAAATGGAGTTGCTAAAGCAATAGAAGTAACCCCTGTTACAGTATCTTGATTATCTTTTCATAAAGATTTGCACTATTTGTATAACTAAACTAATAAGACCAGATACAAATAAAACTTGAAGTTTAAATATTTCTTTATTTATGTCTTCTGTTTGCTTAAGTAGTTTATCTACTTTTTCATCTGTTTTATCTTGCTTTTCTCTGCATTTAGTTAAAAGTGCAGTCATTTCTTCATTTTGATCGGCTACAGTCGTCTCAATTTCAATAGCTTTCCTATTGACTTCTAATATTAAGTCAAGATCTTTTTTATTTAATGCATCATGAAGAGAGACTCGCTCAGCCATTTAATACCTCAAGCAGCTTTGATTTTAGCTTTTCTTATTCTTGCTTTCCCAATAATTTTATCACATTTTTCATTTAATTTATTATAAAGATTAACTACTTCAGGATCTAATATCTCTGATTCGTTCTCTATTTTTAAAATTTTTTCATTTAAATTAATGTTTTTATTATTTATATTGCTTGTCATAAACACCCTTTTAGGTTAAATCAGAGTTTTCAGCCGCAAACTGTTCATCACTTAAAGCCAATTCTTCATAGTTTTCTTCTCTAATTTCTAAAACTGATCTTTCTCTAGATGTTAGATATGTTTCTTTAAGTAAAGGAATATCTATTTTTAATATGATTGGCTCTATTTTTCTTACTGAAATAAAATGTTTTTTCTTATATAAAGATCCATTTTTAGCTGATTTTTCTAATTGTTTTAATGTATATTGATAATGCTTTGTATCCATTAAATTTACAGAAGAAAAAGCCTTAATAGTTACATTTAAATCAGCTAAACTAACATTTCTATTAGAGATATTAGTTACCCAAAAAGATATTTTTGATGCTTTTTTTATCACAAATTAAATGTTATTAAATTAGCATAATTAAATATTATAGTATGGCACAAATATTAAATTTTTTCCCAGGTCAAAAAGCTAGTTTCTTCCTAGAAACCAAAGATGGATATGGTACCAGAGTTGATTCACCATCTATTCCATTTGTGTCTAGAATTATTTTCCCATCTTTAACTTTAGCTGCAGGATATCCTCAGCCTATGGCTAAACTAGATACAGGATTATATTACTATGAATTTATTTTACCTTCTGGAGCTGTAGCTGTAGGCAGTTATTTAGCAGATGTTAGTTACATTAATCCTGTTAATAATGCTGTAAACTCAGAAATATATCAAATAATTGTTTCTGCCCCATATGGAAATTATTCTGCTACAGTTGCTATTTGATTAAATATTTTTTGTTTCCTATCTAAGCATATATTTTGGTTTTTATATAAAAAATCATATATATGCTTAATTACATTATTTCCACTATAACTTATTTTACTTACAGAATAATGTTTAATTATTTTATTACTATGTAATTTGCATTTTTCTGATAAAATACTATTATATTGTTGTATAAATTTTTCTGTTCCTAATATAGAAAAATTTAATTGTTTTATTTTTCTGTCCTTATTTAAACCGCAGTGAGTAATAGTTCCGTCTCCATCAAAATAACCTCTCATAAAATGAGAAATAAAATTGTGATTTATCAGCCATTCTGGCATACAATATGTTTTTGTTTTATTTGGTATAATATTAAATTTTATTAAATCTTCTACTAATGTTTTATTTGTTATTTGTAATTCTGCACAATTATTTTCAGATTTTACTAATTTAGATTTTTTTACTTTATAAATTTTAATATTATGATTGCTACTTAATATATTTTTTATTTTTTCTAAATGATTAAAGTCTTTTTCTGATAAAGTTATTTTTAATGTTTTTGAATATTTTCTATACTGAACTGACCCATCTGCTGCAATAAATCCTGCTAGGTAAAAAGATTCAGGGGAATCATTTTTAAAAAAATTTTCATTACACTGATAAATTCCTTTATAATGTTTTTCATAACATATATTATATAGTTTCATGTATTTATAAATTGTACTAACTGATAAATTTAAATTATCAGCTACTTTTTGCATGCTTTTACATGTTTTATATTCATATTCTAATATTTCTTTAGATAATTTTTTTAAATTTTCTTTACTCATTATATTGTGTTGGTTATAACTTAGGAGATGATCCATGGCAATCAAAGCTAGAGGCGAATTAATAGATGTAACAGATCAAGTTAACTTGACTGTACAATTTAAAGATGGATCAGGAAATCCTATTGATACTGATTCTTTTCCACAAATTTCTATCATCCAACCCAGTGGATTAGTTTTATTAGCTCCCACTTCTGTAGGCGTTGCTCAAGTAGGTCCTGGTAAATATTCTTATATTTTTACTGTTCCAATCAATGGTCCTTATGGCGTGTTTAATGATGTTTGGACTGGCTATATCAACGGTTTTAGAGTAGAAACTACTTTTAATTTTGTAGTAGCTCATACTCAAATGCCCGCAATTAATACTGATGGATATGTTCACTTGGGAGATGATCCTGGGTTTAACTATTCTCAAGCAGCTATTAAAAATATAAATAAATTAATTAAATCATTACGTGGAAGATTAAACAGTGCTGGTAAAGCTAAATCAGTAGATGGATATGGTAACGTAATTTATGTAGATTGTGATATCTTTTCAGTAGAAATGCTAGTTACTTTCTTGGCTACTGCTTTATGGGATTTTAATCAGGTTCCTTATTTTACTTTTTTTCAATTTGATGATGATAACTTTGTAGAACAATTTGGAGAAATACTAGTAGAAGGAGCCACTCTTTATTCTTTAGCTTCTAAAGCTTTAATTGAACGTGGTAGAGAGTTTCAAATTACTGATAACGGTTTAAGCTTTAATCCTCCTACTGTCAGCGATTTGATGAATACTCAATATAGCTCTTTGTTAACACAATATTATGATAAATTAAAATATATAAAGAACTCATTACGTCCAGCACCTAAAGGTCTCGGGGTGTTCAGCATGAATAGTGCCATTAATCCCGCATTTAGCCGTTTAAGACACTTGAGAGCCAGAAGATTAATATGATTCATACTGTTTAGGTTCAAGTAAATTACTGACTAGGTTCAATTATTTATATTGCTTGGGCTCATTTATTTTCTACATTAGCAATAATTTGAGCTTCATCTAAAGTATTATAAGCATCTTTATAATTTACGGTAACTTCTTCACCTTCTTTAATTGGTTTTAGGGTTACTAAATAAACTTTATAATCTTTAGCAATACAAACTGCATTTGGTTTATTTGAATGATTTAAATATCTTTCTAATTCTGTTCTTTCAATAAAGGTGCCTAATTGTTTAGACATTTTGGTAGTGAAGTATTCATGATTTTTCTTTTTTTTAGTAACAGCATCTACTACATGACCTATTTCTTCATCTTTTTTAAGATTTTTAGCTGCATGAATACCTAATCCATGAATTTTTGAATTATCAACATAATATTTTTTCATATATAGAATATATGAATATGACTATTTACTTATACAGTTATGAATCATAAAAAAACAAAAAAAATACCATTATCTAAGGTAAAAGCTACTTCTCCATCTGCTTTATTAAAATTAATAAATCGGGCAAAAAATTATTTAAAGAAAGATAAGATCTGGAAAAAAGTTTGTCAAGATTTTGGTCATAAACCAGATATTATTGATATTATTCCTACTATGTTTGGTGATTTAGATGTTAGCGCTAAAACACATCATGGAGTAGTTATTATTAATTATAAAGTTTTATCTGATGGAGAATTTTTTACAGATTACTCTTACTTAATTCACGAATACACACATTGGTTTCAGCAATGTTATGGAGACAGACCTACTCAAAGTTCTGAAAATGGTAGCTATTTAGATAATCCTTTTGAGCAAGAAGGTTTTCAAAATCAATTAGAATATATTGCTCATCATTTTGGAGAAGATGAGGCTGAAGAGTATGTAGAGGGGCTGTTAGAGCATCATGATGTTAAAAGTAAATCTAAACAAGATGAACTAGAATCTGTACTACTTAAAAAAGTAGATTAGTTGATCATATAGTAACTACTACTCCTATAATATATATCCTCTCAAATTTGTCGAGAGATGAGTAATAAATAATTTTGTATAATATTTGCTAAAAAGGCTAATAAATTCTAATAATAGTATGGTTAACTATGCAAAAATTAATTATACAAATCCAGTAAGAGTTGGCTTAGATGCCGTTACTGCTTTGGGGGATGGTTATACCATTAATTTAAAATGGTTTCCAGCCTATACTGATGGGTATGCTGACGGTTACCAGATTGCGTATCATATATATTACTCTACAATAAAAGAAAATGTATTTACAGATGGGGTAAAATATGTATCATTGGATGGCAGCACTCAGGCAAATATTATTGATTTAGTTCCTGGTCAATTATATTTTTTCTCTATTAGACCGCTAGAATATAATCCAAATTTATTAAATTTAAGTAATATTTTACCAGTTGCTTATGACAATTTACGTGTATATCCTTATAGCGTATTAAGGCAAAATATTACTGATACTGATTTATTAATCCCATTAATAGATGTAGAGGGATTTCCTTCTTTTGGAGTTGTTAGAGTAGGTGTAGAATTAATAGAATATTCTGCAGTAGATACGGTAAATAAAAATTTAGTACTAACTA